TGAAGAGATATTCCCAGTTCCATTCACTCATGTTGTTACTTTCGAAAGTAGGCGGGGGTGTTGGTTCTGCAAGGCCAACACCCCCTATGCCCTAGCACCGAAGGGGCTAAGAGGCTAGGGCAGTTAGTTGGAGTTGATGAGGAAGATGAGTGCGCTGTTCCCCTCAATCCACTTCCTAAACACCGGGATCAGCACCAACGTAGGCTTGCGCTTCATCGTAGCATTGGCAAAGGTAACTGCGAACTCCTTCGCCATACGCTCCACGTAAGTTATGACTGCACCAGCGTTCTCTGGTGTAACCTCCCTAGAGAGGTTATACGCAATCAACGTCTGCACAGCAGCATCATTGGGGAGCCTCGCCCCTGCCGGGTCTTTGGTAATCTCCTCAATGCCCGGCACTTCATACTGCAGCTTGGCATGGATAAAATACTGGTCCATCGCCGTACTGCCGATCATGCCCTTAACTTCTTCCATAAGAAGGGAATCATCGGGAAGCGTCTTGCTCTTGGTATACTTCATCACACTCTGAATATACGTATCCACGCCACCAAGCAATGACCTAGGCGTGCACCAAGGCCCCTGAACCTTAGGAACCTCGCTAGCAAACACCAAGTCTTGGTGCTTCTTTGCGAAGCTAATCGTCAACGGCATAGCGTTGACCTTGTTAGCGTAGTTCTCGAACGAACCAAAGTGCGGGTCTACAGGAATCTCCATACGCCTATTGATATGATGGTCAAGCTCCTTGGTGGACCCTGAGCGATCCTGTTGGCGGTTACCCGCCATCCACACAAGCCAGCCCTTAGGCAACTGATGCGGCCCGATGCGCCCAGACAGACACGCCTCGCCAAGGATTTTCTTGATGTCGATGTCGGCCTTGTCGATCTCCTCGACAACGATGATGCCACCGGCATACTCGGATAGGAGTTTACCTTCGGCAGTGCGCCAATAAAAGGGCAGCGTATACACGCTCTCCGTTGTGCCATCCGGCATATGCTTAGGCACGAGATACCCGATAGCATCCGCAGGAGTAAGCAACGTGGCGTCAACGATAACGAACCCATAGGCTGCGTTGAACACCGAGGATAGCAATCCTGCGGCTGCAGCCAGGGTTGTTGATTTCCCCGTGCCGGGCGGCGAGCGAAGCAGCACGCTCCGCTTACCAGCATACCACATGGGAATACGAGACAATACTTCATCGAGGGTCATTTCAGTCTACTCCGTAAAAGTTGGGTGGGTTGATGAAACTATACTTTCATGCGTTTTTATTAACGCTTCTTGCTCTGCAGGTGAAAGTCTATCATACTTCTCCTTGTCTACCAGTAGTAAATTCTGTTCTTTGTTCAACATTGCGACGATGCTACTTCCCAAAGTAGCAACGAAGCGGATCAGTCTAGGCTTGCCCGGTAGGTCTGGGCAAAGGGCAAAAGCCATACATTCCTCCTTGTGTATCTATAGGTTACCACAAGGTGACCCCCTTGTAAAGTAACATTTCCGTGATAGGACTATAGTCCTAATGAACTTTGTAGCTAAGCGCCTAAGCGCCTAAGACGCTCTAGAATTCTGCGGATATGCTCGCGCAGAGCCCTAATCTGCTCCTCAGTCATAGCCTCTCCTATGGGTGGATAGAAAAAGGGCTGGGAAAATCCCAGCCCTTGCTACTTTCGAAAGTAGTTTTGTTATTCTGCAGCCTGAACCTGCGGCTGGACTGCCGGCTCTTCAACAGGCGGCCCACCGTCAACGGGATTACCCATCCCATCAAGCTCGACCTCCTCCTCCTCACCCTCGACTTCCTCAGACTCCTCCTCTTCACCCTCAACCGCCTCAGGTGCCTTAGGCACGTTGAAGTCCGGCTTCTCCGACCGGATGGCTTCCAAGAGGTTATCATACGCCGACTGCACACCATCATACCTTGGGTCTGCAGTCGGGAGGATCACCCCAGACTTGCCCTCTCCCGTAAGGAGCTTCTCAAGCACCCGCCATGCTTTTTCCAGTTCCTTGGAGATGTTGCTCTCGCGAGTAACATCCTTCTTGTGCTGGAAGAACTCAACCTCCTCGTCCGTAAGCGAGGAGTCTTTCTTAATTTGCGCCCGAGCCATATCAAGATAGCTATCAAACGCGGGCTTAAGCTTGGCTTCCTGCTGGAAGAGTCCCTTCCGAGCGTCTGCAGCCCTAACAAGAGCTTCACGGAAGTTGACGTTAGGCTTGGCGCAAGCGTCAATGATTTGCTTGATCTTGCTTGCCTGTGCAGTGTTGGATTTTTTACTACGATCATGGACAGCCTTGCGACCATCCTCTTTCATGTAGATGTCAAACACATAAACTGCAGGCGAGACAGGCTTGCCGTTTACTTGGTATCTGCCATCCTTTGGCGGTGCAGGGTCAAGCGCGTTAGTCTCGACTGCCTCAGCAATCGCTGCCACCAGTGCCGGAAGCGAGTCCCGTCCTAGGGCTGCATCCCGACCAAGCTTTTTGACTTGCCTGACAAACGTAGAATGCGGTCCCTCGTTGGGGAGCGGCTTAGAGATGTCCTCCTCAGCCGTAGCGTCAGGGGTAGTTTCGGCAATTTCAAATCCACTCATTGCTACTTCTCCAAGTAGTTACCTGCAGGATCAGCAGGCTTGTTTAAGATATTACGTGCCTAAGGGGCTACGTCAAGGACTTTCTAGGTTGTGTTTGATGTTTTTTGCGCCTCCTATGGTTGGATGCCTGCGCCAGATGAGTGCGCTATGCGTCTATAGACCAGTCCCAATTTACAATTACCGTTTCATTCACAGCTAACACCACTGCTACTCCTTCCCTAGATGGATAATCTGGGTCATCATACGGGATGATTATGCTAATTGGTGTATCGGTGAGATAGTCATCATACAGTAAATGATACCCACCATTTACATCAATATGTGCTATCTCGTCCCCATCGCCGACGACAAGGATGCCATCGCTGAATAGTTGGGCATCATCGAGATGATCGAGATTTGTTTCTATCTTCTGTAGTTTGTCTTCTTTGCTCCATGTGATAATATCATTGTTGCGTGTGAATACGAAGTGATCGGCTACTCTTCCAAGGAATTCCATGTTGGCTCTCCCCTGAGCTACACTAGCTCGGTTACTTGCAGAATGTTACTTCTGCAAGTAGCAATGCCAGTGTTAGTCTGCCCAAACTTCAGGCGGATCAAACACAGGGTATTTACTAGCATCAGCCAATGCCAATTCTAGGGACTTGATAATCCCTTCCGGCCCCTCTTCGGAGTAGCACGCGAAACTAACGGGCTCCTCTGTCATGCCAGTAGCTTCGCCCGCCTCGTTATAAAATACCTCGTGCAGACCAAGATCACTATCGTCCTTGTATCGCACGATCCTATAGTTCCAGTTCATTTCTAATTCTCCTGTGTTATGGGCGTATGCGCCATAAACCAGTCCAGCATGTCCTCTCGAAACTGCAGGTCATCGTTGATACGCATAGCACAGGCGACCAGCGCGATGCATATCTCTGGAAGTGGGCTATCGTCTAGTGCCGGCAGATAGACATCAACGCTGTCGCTATCTGGGCCTGCAACAATGGCACATTGATTAGCTTCTAGCACTGTGCTCATTTGTCTTCCCCCATCCAATAGTGATACTCGCAGCCACAGGCTATTACAAATTTCTTCATGTCAAAGGTAGGATAGACCCGCAGCATCCGCCCAAGTGTCACTGCTAGATGCTGGCGTCTAGTATCGGGGCAGCATCCGATACTAGACTCAAAGTTCCTTACTACTTTCGCAAGTAGCCCAAAGTCTTTCCTTGTCATTTCGCCTTCTCCTCTGGTATTCGCGATTGTATGTTCTAATACGCTCGCGATTGAGTGCGCGATATTTGCGCATATACTCTAGTCGTGCGCGCCTACGCGCCTCGGCTAGCTCTAGGTCTGCAGCCAGACGCTCATCAATCCGTAAACACACAGATCGCCGCCCCAGCCATCAGGCAAAGGAATATGATACTGATCCAATAAAAAGCCATGTTACTCCTCCCAATATATCCCGTAGTCCTCAGGGAACGGGCGATTCGCCCGCCAATGAACACAATCAGTTCTGCCATAAGAACTGAAGTAGATGTTACCCTCTGCGTCTAACACGACCCACATTTTAGTGCTCCTTGTTATTTGGCGAGTAGTCATCCGCCCACTCGTCCCACGCGTTCCGGTCATACTTTATATTGGGGCCAAGTCTGCTCTGGACCATGTGAAACATCTTAATCTGTGCCTCTAGGTCCATAGTCCTATACAAATCTGCAAGCTTGAGCATGTAGTCCAACGCGTCGGCAAGGTTGGCATAGAGAATAGGTGCACCGCCTTTGCGGATATCATAGATGTCCACACGCGCCACCATGTCCTCAGGGTTCTTCTTGATGAACGCTATTGCTATGACCTCATCCATCAGCGTCACGCCGATATCACCTGCACAAGCAGATGTAAACTCAATCTGGCTCATTTGCTGTTCTCCTTACTGGTAGAGTGCGATTACTTCGCACGTTGCAAACACCCAACCCTTAGTCTCTATCCAGACTTTGGCCTCTTCCTGAGTATCAAAGATACACATTGCGTGCTTCACACCAAAGTCTGATATGGCAAGCACTGTCCACATATCACTTCTCCTCTGTTGCTACTTGCGAAAGTAGTAATGGGGCGGTGGGGGGCTCCGACATTAACTTTAATCGCCTGACCACTCTTACCTTGCCTTCTTAGAAAGACCCCAAATACTAGAGGTTCCAAAAGCGCTTGTGCTCTTCGCGCGCTTCCATCTCTCTAAACTCTCTCGCGTCCTTCTCCCTAAGGCTATCCCAAATCTGTGCAACTGCAGACACAATCGTTGCCAGCGCTTCGCTCTCAGTTATCATACCATCGTTGTATGAACTGGTCACAGCGTTGATTATCCCCTGAACTTCATTCATTTGCTCTTCTCCTCTGGTGTTAAGGATGCTAGCCCTGTTGGGCTAGACACCTTAGCGCCTAGGAGGTTTAGACGCGCTCTAGTGTGTATGTTACAACAGTCTTAGCCACAGACTTAGCTATGACCTTGCCTACGGTAACATTCCTGTATCCGTCAGCGTAGTCGATAGCGGCCTGCTCAGAAGCAAACGTGTGTGTCCACGTGGAATTTTCTCCAGCCACCGTAACCATATACTCAGAGTTATCCTCAACTGCTGCGTAGGGGTTGAAGTCCTGCGGCCTGTTAAACGCCTTGAATATAGCTTCCACGACTGCCTTGCCCTCGTATAGCCCTCCGCCAGTCATAGCACGAATAGCCTTGATAGCGTTGATCTTGCGATCAGCCTGCAAGGCAATAAACAACTCGTCAGCGTATTCATTCAGCGTGTTCGTGTCCATTTTCTTTCTCCTTGGGTTGGTTGCTACTTTCCGAAGTAGTAACCGCCTAGGGGGCTAGGCGGTTACCTGCTATCCCTCTAGCGGGGAAGTAGGTTGGCTAACCTACTATCTATAGCGTCGTCGTCTAGTGCTGCTGGGTCTTCTACCAAAGGTGTGTATCTTACTGGCTCATATGTATCTGGTAGCTCCTTCATCCAAGCATTGAAGGTTCTAAGATACATATCAACAACACCTGCAGGAGCGTGATACCCATTTGTATTCTGCCAGTGTCCAAGCATCTCCTTTCTATAAGCTAGCAAATCAGCCTTGCATCGTATAACGCTGCTATACGCTGCACCGCGCTGTCGGGGCGAGTATTTAAACTCGTTGTTTAACACTTGCTCATGTGTGAAAAGCATTACCACTTCGAAGAAGCTTTGGCTGATAGGGGAAATGGATGGATACAGAGTATCGTTAGTGTCTCTGTCTATAGCTATCCAGATTGTTCCCTCGCAGTTCACACACGAATACCGGCGAAAGTAAAATGTCTTCGCGCCTAAGTAGCTACGCTGGTGGTTGCCAGCGGCGCGGATTTCAGTGTTTTTACAGTAAGGGCAGATTATTTCAACACTGGGAAGTGGGGAGCCTAGGGCTCGTTGCCTAGCTAGCTTAACTTGACTATGCATGTTAGGTGTCCTCTCATTGTTACCTTTGTAAGTAGTGATAGGCATCTTATAATAAAGCATAGCGTGTGTCAAGCACTTTTTACTCGCGCCTAGGTTGCAATAAAATGCCCTAGGCAAGTTATACATATTAACCACCGGCCCAAAATCACTAGCGGCCTACCTTGCGGAGGGGTAAGTGGCTAGAGTATACTGTGCCTAACATGCCTAATAATGTAAGTGGTAGAATTCACGCTACGGGGGAGCTTGAGGGGTCCAGTTGAGTAGATGTATAATAAGTATAACTAGTATAATATGTATTAAATGTATTGTTTGTTAGTTGCTAACTAGCTTTCCCTTATTTGTTACTTACGAAGTAACATTCCCTCCAGCCTGCAGTTTAACGCGCGCCGCACCCGCACCGCGACGATGAGTGCGCGCTTTAGTTGAGGTAGGCTAGGGGTTTCAACCCCTAGCTTCCAGCTTCTTAACCCTAGCTCTGAGGCGCTTAATCTCTTGCCTCAGAGCATTAACCTCAATCTTGTGGTTCTCGTTAAAGCGCTTAACCGCTGCGTTTGTCTGCGCTCTCGCACGCTCAGGGTTGCGCGCTCGCCAGCGCGCAACACTCTCATTTTTAGCGCGCTTGCGCTCCTCTTCGCTCATGCTCATGTTCACTCCCCCACCTGCGGAAGCACGACATACGCATACCATGGCAGTATCTCATGCCCGTTAAGCGTGACCGCGATTGCGTATACAATCGGCTCAAAGTCACCTGCTACATACCTCATTTCACATTCTCCGTTGCTAGGCTAAACAGGCGAACCGTTGCTACTTTCGAAAGTAGCAACGGCTCTTGCTGTGCAGTCTAGGCGGCAAGCTTCTCCGCCGCGATATCGTCCCTAGTCTGCAAAGCGCGCTCCGTTGCGCGCTTCTCAGCTTGTGCGAACTCAAAGCGCACATTGTCACGGGCCGCGATCATCGCGTCGTGCTCAGCGCGTTCCTGCTCCGTCATCTCCGCACGCTTCGCGGCAGTGACCAGCTTGGAGATATCATCAGCGGCACGCTCGACCACATAGTGATAGAACGTGTCCACCTGATAATTGCTGTCAGGGTCTTTGAGAGCTTCGATGCTCTTCTGGATTGCCTCAAGGTGCTCCACGAGCGTCTTCACTTTCGCGACCTTCACGACGGCCTCGACGATGAGTTCATCGCTGAGAATACCCGCGTTCTCGGCCTTGCACTGAAGGCGAGCGGCGTTCACGTAGCAGTCATACAAGGGCCAAGTTTTGACCTTGCTCGCCTTGTCATTGACAATGGCTTCCCGAGCGTCGAGAACCTTCACCATGACATCGCCAGCGAAATTGTCCATCTTAGACGCCGCGTCAGCGATACCCTGCAAGCGCGACACATGGGATGAAATGCTCTTGGCCGAACGTTCAGCCGGGGCTTTCGCGTTCTGACCCTTGGCGTAACGCTTCCACATTGAGTGAATGTCGTTTTCCTTGCCCTTCTTCATGACGATATCAACGAAAGAGTTCTCGCGAACTCCGATCGCAACATCCATCGCGAGAAGCGCAAGGGCGCTATCGCCCTCGCCCTTTTGCGCGCCGCGCTGTTCCGCAAGGTCGAGCATGTCGGCAAGAGTGCGAGTGTTTTTCAATTCTACCATTTTCGTGTTCCCTATGTTTCGTTGCTACTTTCAAAGTAGCAACGTGGCGTAAGCCATAGAGCCGGCGATTAGATAAGGCTTCGCCGGCCTTAGGCTTGCGTCCTTCCCGCGAGACCTGTCACGTCAGGCGGTTAGGGTTCCGAATTGTCAAAGAGCGCACGGCCCCATGCCGTGATAGTGCGATCATACACCATACTTAGCTGGCAAGGGCTTTGCCCGTTCCTACTTCGCGAAGTAGGAATGCAACCACAAGGTGCCTAAGGGGCTACCCCCGGTGGTATTGGCCAAGGGGTGGGGGTGGGGGCCGGGCGGATTAGGTGTCCTAGAATCATAGATTAGAAAAAATAAAAAATAGTAACTCAGAAGTTACTTGACCCCCTAGCCCCCTAGCACCTAAACACTTTCCCGGTAGCTGCTGGATCGACTCGCTGCGTCCTGTCAGGGCTCCGGTGGCTACCACCAGCCCCCTAGTATCCGAGCACCTGAGTATCCGAGCACCTTAGCATATGAGAACAAACACGGTTTGTTCTATTAATGCCCCCCCTGACCCTTTTGTTCACGTCCAACCTGCAGTTACTACCCTACCTCTGCTTTCACCACCCCAGCGCTCCCCAGAGACTTTATTGCGGATGTACCCACTCACCATCCCTCCAGACACAGCCAAAGCTGCGTACTGCAGTGCATCCATGCCATGAGAATAATCGTTTTTCTCTGGAGTGGGTTTTTTCTGGCCATCTCTATTATAAGCAAACCTGTACCCTCCGTTTAGGGCTTGCACCAATGTAGGGCATTTAGCCCGGTCAATCACAAAGAGGCTTTTGCCCCTTACTTGCTGAAGTAGCAATGATTCTATGCTCCTGATTCTAGGATCAAGATCGTTTGTTGGTGCAGGGAAACAGTGAAAGCCTACTCGCTTGATGACATCAAACGACGTTTCCTCATAAATACTACTCTTCGCCACACCTGATGGGTCACCTACGATAGCTACGGGCTTCCCGAGATATCTAACCTGTTGCAACCTTGGACGTAGGCTAGTCACCAAATGTTGAAACAACCCTATGTCTTCTGCAGGTATTTCCTCCAAGACTAAAAACCTTCCTAAACTATCCATTTGTGTAATTACCGACCAAGGGTCTCTCCCGAAATCCTGTCCTATGATAAGAGCAGTGCCAGCGACAGGCTCCAGATTATCCACCACATGATACTCAGATTTAAAACTTTCCCTGAATACAGCCATACCACTAGGGTCATCGCCATATAGAGCGTGCACATACCTACGACACCAAGTGTCACTGTTACTACGTATGAATCGCTCATAGTAGGTTCTGCCTTGTGCCTTTCTTGCAGGATCAGTGAGCGGGAGTTTAAGCGATGCTGGAGTTTGCGTGAGCCATTCTAAGTTCTCGGCGTGGTCTGTCATGCCGCCCGGCTGGATAAACACCTGCCAGTCAATCGGGGGCTTAGTCATGAAGCCGTGCCATGGAGAGCCTTCAGAAGGCATATTAGTATCAGCAATAATTCCCATCCAAGTTGCACCCCCCATAGTGGCCGATGGATATCTGCCACAACGGCCGGCAAGTGGCGAAACAAGATCAAGATCAAATTCGATAGCCTCCGAGATAAAAGCCCCTGTAATCTGCATCGACAAGAGTCTACGCTGATCCTCAGGAGTCTCAAGTGGGATCAAAAGCCACTCAGAGTCTATGTCCCCCACCCTGAACCTGATTGTACTATCACTAACTTTATACTCGGCTATACCTTCGAACCACTGTAAGACATCTTTCAGGATCGTGTCTTTTAGCTGTTTGAGCGTGGTTCTAACAATGGCAAACCTTGTGTGTCTTATTCCGTCTGGTGCAGGCTCTTGCTCGCACGCGCGCCTGAATAGCTCCAGAATAGCAGCAGTAGTCTTACCGCTACCCACTGGGCCAGCGATAAGCCTGCCAAAAGACTCAGACAGCATAAAATCTTTGCAAGTTGGGGGAGGCTCGTAATTGATAGTCTTCATTTAGTCCTCCTGCACTATGGCTAGACGTGGGGTGATGTTAATTTCTTTTTGCAGATTAATGTTCTTATCGGCTCCAAGATTAATATTTACTACAAATTTGTCACTAGTGTTATCGTTGAGGGTAGCCTTTTCTAGGCCCATGCCGGCTATTTTGGTTACCAAGGTGGCTAAAGCTACTTTCGAACTTAAGTTTTCCCTTGAATTATGTAACTGGTTGTGGGCTTCTGGGAGCCAGTCTTCTATCAGGGCTGCGGCTTTTAGTTTGGACCGCTCTGTTGTGTTTGCAGTTGTGTTCCAATGTGATATCTCAGAGCTTAAAATACTGGTGAAATACTTATCGTTGGATATTTTGCTCCAGCGCTCATGTGATATGTTATGGCGCTTTAGGATATCCGGTAGCTCGTAATGATCCAATGCTATTTCACGAGCTAGGCGCATATACACAGCATCGTCTTCGTAGATATTAAACTCGTTTTCCATCTCACACTCCCACTTGACAAGGTGTTCTAACTAGGATACCATAACCTAACTTCGGGGACAACCATGCCTCTTGAACAAAACTTTGCACTCGCTCCCGTCTTACGTGTGGTCTCTCCCGGTGATCATGAGCGTAATCTTCAAAACGAAGCAGATGCTACTTTCAAACGTAACAATCAGAAGCAAGACATAGATCAGACTGGTCTAGCTGGTTATATCAAACGACAATATGATATTTTTCGCGAACATCGTGGCTCGGCTGCAGGCTGGAGTGAGAGGCTTCTAGACGCCCAACGTACTTTTAATGGTAAATACTCTACTCAGAAGCTAAGTGAAATCCGCCGATTTGGGGGGTCTGAAGTCTACGCTAGAATGATAGCCATGAAGTGCAGAGGAGCAACTTCGCTCCTCAGGGACGTGTATCTTTCCCCTGATCGTCCATGGGGCATAAAGCCCCCGGCTGACCCGGATGTACCCCAAAAAATCGTCCAGACGATAACCCAACTGGTTCAAACTGAAATCCAAACTCTGATGCAAGTAGCGCCGCAAGCTGCACCTGATCCGGGCATGATAAGGGACAGAACCGTCCAGCTTATGGACGCTGCGAGGTCGGCAGCTAAGAAGCAGGCAAACAAACGCGCAAGTTTAGTTCAGGACAAAATCGAGGAGATATTCGATGAGGGAGGTTTTTACAATGCGCTCGCTGAGTTCATCGTCGACCTTCCGCAGTTTCCTTATGCCTGCATCAAAGGACCAACAGTTAGAATTGTTCCCACTGTTCGATGGGACCAGAGCAACACAAGGGGCGTATTCAACAATCAACTACCAGAGCCACCTTCTGCACCACCCCCTCCTAACCCTACAGACCCAGCCCCCGGAGTCATGCAAGTCCCAAGAATGACATGGGGTAGGGTCAGCCCCTTTGATTTGTATTGGACGCCGGGTGTATCTGATATTGGCGATGCTGCAGTTGTTGAGCGTACCAGACTAACACGTGGTGAGCTTAATGATCTTTTGGATTTGCCGGGATTTAACAACGACGCAGTGCGCTCCGTGCTGGATGATTACGGTCGTGGGGGGATCACTGACAACTGGGACAGCACTGACTCTGAGCGAGCACTAAATGAATCCCGTGAAAGCCCGCTCTTCAACCAATCAGGGATTATTAACTGTTTGGAGTTCCACGGTAACGTACAAGGACGAATGTTACTTGAGCCTGGATATGGCTTCACCGAAGAAGACATCCCTGATCCCCTTCGCGATTACATGGTTCAGGCATGGATTATCGGCACCTATGTTATCAAGGTGCAGCTATCCCCATCCCCAAGGCGGCGTCATCCATACTATATTAGTTCCTTCGAAAAAATCCCTGGCACCCCTGTAGGGAACGGACTACCGGATATTCTTGCAGACGTGCAGGACGTAGCGAATGCAACACTTCGTGCCTTGGTCAATAATCTCTCTATCGCTTCGGGTCCGCAAGTAGTAATAAACAGGGATAGGATAGCGCCCGGTGCAGATGTAGAAGATTTATATCCTTGGAAACGCTGGTACACAGTCAGTGATCCTTTTGGGACTAACGCTGCTGTTGCGCCTATTACTTTCTTTAACCCTCAAAGTAACGCACAAGACCTTCTTCAGGTCTATCAGTTTTTCTCTAATCTGGCCGACGACCTAAGTGCGATACCTAGGTTTCTTGCAGGCCAAGGGGCTCCGGGCGGTGCAGGCAGGACTTCTTCTGGCCTGTCTATGCTCATGTCCAACGCCTCTAAGATACTTCAAACCGTAGCTGCTAACATCGACCGTGATGTTATGAGCCCGGCGCTGACTGATGTGTACGACTTACTTATGCTGACCGACACGACTGGGCTTCTACATGGCGACGAGACTATTAAGGTTATGGGCGTCAACGTCGCTATCCAGCGTGAAACCCAAAGAGCACGCCAGATTGAGTTCCTCACAGCCACCGCTAACCCCATGGACGCTCAGATTATGGGAGCTAAGGGTCGTGCTGCCGTTCTAAGGAGTGTTAGTAAAACCATTGGGCTAGACGGCGAGGAAATCGTGCCTAATGAAGACCAGATCAATAAAATGCAGCAGGCTCAAGAACAAGCCCCGCCACCGCCTCCACCGGGACAAGAAGGGCAAGTTAAAGCTGGCGTGCCCGGTGCAGCCCAAACTGCTGCCAGATCAGGAGCTATTCCGTCTGCAGCAGCTAGGGCGCAGGGTGGACAACAGAAGCCAGCAGGCACTGGTGACGTAGGTCCAAGGTTAAACCTTCAGCAGCAAAGACCCGCACCTAAAATTCAAGGGGGAGTAGGGTAATGACCATAGGATCAGTTATAGTATTGTTTGTATGGCTAGTTGCTATATGCGTATTGGCTTGGTTGGCTTACTGGGTTATTTCTCAGTTTGGTCCCCCTGAGCCAGTAGGGCGTATTGCGCGTGTGGCAATTGTTGTCGTTGCAGTAATCCTGCTTATTGTAGTATTGGTGCAGTTTACTGGGGGCGGGATAAGTATGAATACGCAGATTGGGGGCTAAAATACCCTCTTGACAAGTATATGACCTATTTGCTACTGTCGAAAGTAACAAATCTTTAGCTAAGAGTGGAGCTACGTAAATGGTGAAGTTTGATCTTAGCCCTAGCCTTTCCAAGGGTAAGCAAATTAGCGAGAGTTCCCCTAATTATGTATCGGGCGGGAACTATAACACCCCTAAACAGGGCGTTAAGCCCATGAAATCCGACGCTATGGTTACCTCCGGTGGTGCTAGTGGCGACTGGGCTAAGGGTGGCGGCGAGAGTAGTGTCGGAAAACAAAGCGTCGGTCATTGTAAGCCGCTCTAGATGATTTCTGAGCAAAAGCTTGTTAGCGCGGCTGCGGCGCTAGCTAGGCATAATCCTCATGCATGGGGTAGTTTTTTAGAGGCTATTCAAGCGCGTGTAAGTGAATCCTTGGATAGCCTAGTAGCCTCCGAGAACGGGTTTTTAGAAATAAACCAAGGGCGTGCGCAGGCATATAGTGCATTGTATCGGACACTTAAAGACTGCGTGCAGAAGCAAGAGCAAATAGAGGGTGTTAGGCGATAACATGGCTGATCAGGCTACTCCAGAAGGTGGGATAGACCCCGGAGTCACTATTCCTGATGGTGTCAAAGCTGCTTCTGCCGCTGCCGATCAAGCGTATCAAGCTGCGTACCCTACCCAAGTACCCGAGAGTGGTACTACTGCTCCTGCTCCTGAACCTGCTCCTGAACCTACACCCGAAACTCCTCTAGAGTCTCAGGATGAGGGCTGGGAGCGTAGGTACAAGGCTATGAAGGGCCGATATGATACGTTGTCTAGCGAGAATAGAAATCTGGCGGGTAGACTAGGTAATTTAGAGCAAACCCTTGCTAAAGTTGCTTCACAAAGTAGCAATCAACCTCGCGATCCCAAGAATGACCCAACTCTAGACCAGCTTATTACTCCCCAAGAGGTGAGTGACTACGGGGAGGAGTTCTTAAACATCGTCGAGAAGAAGGCTAAGCAAGCGCTTATGCCTCATCTGCAGAAGCTAGAGCAGGAAAATCAACAACTTAAAACTCAGCTTCAGCATGTTGGACAGCATGTTGTACAAGACGCTAAGGGTAAACTTGAGAATTACTTAGACACTAATCTCAAGACTTGGCGTGAACTAAACCATAATGAGGAATTTCTTGGCTGGTTGGCTCAACCGGATTCATACTCCGGTGCCAAGCGCCATGATTTGCTGACACAAGCATACGAGCGGAACGACTCCCAGCGTGTGCTTGCGTTTTTCAATGGTTTCCTAGCCGATGAGGCTGTCGTAGCCCCGCGAAACTCTAGCGCAGCTAATGGCAATGGGAATAATTCCCAACCGCCTAAGGTTCCCCTAGAGAAATTCGCCGCGCCCGGCAGAGCCCGGACAGCAGCGCAAAGCCCTGCTGAGAAGCCCGTTATCACACGCGGTCAAATCTCAGCGTTCTATGCGCAAGTTGCTTCGGGTGGCTACTCAGGCAATGAAGCAGAGAAGGTACGCCTTGAAAACATGATTTTCGAGGCTCAGAGAGACGGCCGCATCACGTAACAATCTTCACAGAGAAGTGATATAACTTCTCCGTGATCCGGCTTTAGGACTCTGATTTCAATGGCTATCCCCGGCGTATTTCCGATTGCAACATCGGGCACGACACCGCCCCTATTTCCAGCCACTGGACCGGCTGGAAATAACCTAGGCGCTACTGGATTCATCCCCGAAATTTGGTCGGGGAAGATGATCGAGAAGTTTTACAACTCCACTGTGCTTTCGGCGATTTCTAACACCAACTACGAAGGCGAGATTAAAGCCTTCGGAGATAAAGTTAAAATCCGCTCCAAGCCAACTATCACCATTCGCGACTATCTAGCGGATGGTAATCTGCAGGTTGAGCGCCCCTCAGGTTCGGTGCAGGACTTGCTTATCGACAAGGGCAAGTATTGGAATACGATCCTCGATGACGTGATGAGGATTCAATCCGATATTAACGTCTTGTCGCTGTGGGCCGACGACGCTGCACAGCAGATGAAGATTGTCATTGATACTGATGTGCTCAAGGGCATTCTTCATCAGATGACTGCGGTCACTAATCGTGGCACGACTGCAGGTAAAATCTCTGCTAGCATCAACCTCGGAGTTTCTGGCACGCCGTTGGACTTGGTTCCGACTGCTCCTACTGCGGGTCAGGTTGATATCCTTGACTGTATCCTTCGTCTTGGACAGGTCTTGGACGAGCAGAATATCCCTGAAACGGGACGTTGGATTGTCATGCCGTCTTGGGCAGCGACTTACATCAAACGTTCTGAGCTTCGTCAGGCGTATCTCTCCGGTGATAGTATCTCTATGCTGCGCAACGGTCGTGTTGGCATGATTGACCGGTTCACGCTTTACGTGAGCAATCTGCTTCCGGTTGGCACGACGGGCGGTCTGACTGGTGCTGAGACGGTTATCTATGCCGGTCATCAGCATGGTCTGACGTTCGCGTCTCAGATGACCAACATGGAAGTGCTGCGTTCTGAGTTCACGTTTGGGACGCTCCAGCGCGGTCTGCAAGTGTATGGGTACAAGGTCATTGATGGCACGGCTCTTGCCGAAGCCGTTGTGATTGCGTAACAAAAAGGCGTAGCTACTTTCGAAAGTAGCTACGCCTGTCCCTTACTTGTCGGGGTGAATATGTCGCTGGAAACCGTCGCTGATGTAATTTCGACTGCGCGGGTTCTGCTCCAGGATCGCGTAGAACCGTATCGCTACGAAACCGATCAGCTTGTTACTGCGCTCAATATAGCGCTGCAAGACGCGCGTCGTATTCGCCCCGACTTTTTTCTACCTGATTTTGAAGTCCCCGTGTATTCCTCTAGTAACATGGGGGAGACAGTAAAGTTCCCGAGTTTCTATAAAACTTCGTTGCTGTCTTATGTGACGGGTTGGGCACATCTCAGGGACGAGGAAGACACGTCTGAGGCTAGAGCCTCGGCTTTTATTGCTACCTTTACTGCGCAGCTTACGGGTAAAACCTATAACGCTGCTGGAAGCGTGGTGCCGATCTAATGGCTAGTGGATCACAGTTTGATCGGATGCTAGCGGAAGCACAAATCCGCTTACCCGGTGCATTGGACGATGCACTGAAGCTAGAGTTATTCTCAGTGCTAGATGAGTTCTTCAGAACTACTACGCTATGGCAAGAAAGCATCCCAATATTTGTAGACCCAGACCATACAAATTATGATATTGATAGTAATGAATGGGTTGCTAGGGTCAATGAACTGCTTTGGGTAGCAAACAAGGATAATATCGCCGTAGACGCGACAATGCCGGAAGTGGGGGTTTTAACCCTCTATAATGCCCCTTCGGAGGATCAAACTTATACGGCACGTGTAGCACTTTCGGTTGCAGACCAAACAGATGCTGATGGCTATCCGCAGGTGCCGTTTTGGGTCGTTGCTAAGTACCGTGATTGCATCAAAAATGGCTTGATCGCAAGCATGGCGTCTCAGCCGGCTAAGCCATATTATCACAAAGAAATAGCAACGCTGCACGGGTCCAGATTCAGGCAAGGTATGGTGTCGGCTTATGCAGACATGAAGCAGCAAAATACGTTTAATACCCAAGCATGGCGGTTTCCCCAAAGCTTCGCCACTTCGAGGAGACAATAATGCCCTGCTTTCAAGGCACAAGATACACTAGGAACTTCGCTTTTAGGTATGAGTCTACTGCGGCTCCTATTGATATAACTTCATGGATGTTTAAGGGGCATATCAGAGACTCTCGTGAAGATAACGAGCCATTGGTTGAGCTTACGACTGAGAATGGCGGGTTTATGATTGTAGACGGAGCAAATGGGAGGCTGCAGTTTACGCTTTCACCAGAGCAGACTATAATTCTTCCTGTTGGGCGCATGATGTTTGACGTAGAACGAGTCGATTTGATTGCAACTCAGGGTCCGATTTGGTTGTTTGAAGCGAGCTTCCAGTCTAAGAAGCCAATAACCCGGAACACACCATGACTGTCGAAATAAAACATATTTTTCAATCTACGAAGGGCGACGGCTCTGATACGAGCCTAGTAAAGCCCTCTGATTGGAACAGAGTGCACGAGTTTGAGGCAACTGGGCCAACGTTAATTGGTAAAGTAGCTTCTGGCGCGGGTCCAGTTGAGGAAGTTCCTGTTGGTGCTGGACTAGAATTTATTGGTGGGGAGCTAGTAAACACTACAAAAGCGTTTCCTGTAGGAGTAGTGTTGCCTCTAGCTGGAAACTCTGAGCCTGTAGGCTGGTTTATTTGCGATGGACGCTCAGTCTCACGGGCAACTTACAGCGCATTGTTTGCCATAACTGGCGATAAATTTGGTGTTGGCGACGGCACAACAACGTTTAATATACCCGATATGCGCGGGCGCGTGCCTGCGGGTAAAGACAATATGGGCGGCACTGCTGCTAATCGTCTTACAGTTGCTACGTTCCCAACTGGTCCTACAGAGATTGGCAGAGCAGCCGGTACTGAGCGGCATATTTTGCTTGCTACTGAGGTGCCTACACATACCCATACGCTGGCTCCAACTGCTACTCCACATAAGCACTGGGTTGCTATCGACGGCGACCAAAACGATACAAGCCCGTCTGTTAGCAGCACTGAGACTGTAGTTACCCAGAATACTGCAGGCTCAAACCCATATCAGTTGGATGGCGCTACAACTCCAGCAAATGTTGGTCTAACTTCTGAGTCTGGAACCGGCACGCATACGCATGCTCTAAGCATGTCTGGCACTGTTGACCAGCCGCATCTTAATATCCAACCTACGATGTTGCTTAGCTTCATCGTGCACCATGGAGTTTATCCATGAGAACCCAAGAACTTCAGGAATGGTTGCTGGAACTTGGTTTTAACCCCGGTCCCATTGATGGGGACTATGGACCTAAGACTGAGGAAGCGGTGTTTGATGCGTTGGAGAAGTACGCACCACCGCGCGACTTGGCTCCTCCACTAGAGTTTACTGAGGTAGAATCCGTTGTCCCTGCAGATTGGATGCCTAATGCCAAAGCTAATAAGATTATTTGTCATTGGACAGCAGGGGCGCACACAGCTAATGCAACCGATAAAGAACACTACCATATTCTAATCGAGGGTGATGGGAAGCTTGTACGCGGTGACCACTCAATTTCTGATAACGACTCTACCGGTGACGGCAATTACGCAGCGCATACGGCTAGCTGTAATACGGGGGCTATCGGGGTTAGTCTTTGCTGTATGTCTGGTGCAGTGGAGAGTCCGTTTAATGCTGGCCTGTATCCGATGACAGACATACAGTGGCATATGTTGTCGGAGGTTGTTGCTGATTTGTGTGATCGTTATAGTATTCCAGTGTCGCCTACTACAGTTTTGAGCCATGCTGAGGTTCAGAGTAACCTTGGTATTGCACAAAGTGGGAAGTGGGATTATACAAAATTAGCGTTTGATCCTAGTATTTCAGGCGCTAAGGCATGCGGAGATAAGCTTCGCAGAGAAGTATCTGCTAAACTTTAGGAGGAACTACGATGGTTGACCACAAAGACGAGAAGAAAGCTACTTCCGAAAGTAAGGAAGGGTTCCCGAAGGCAAAAGCGGACGAGGTTTACACTGGCGCTAAGCCACCGGAACAGCCGCCCGAGCCTCCTGTAGTAGAAGCTCCTCCCCCTGAACCTTCTGCTAAAACAAAAGCAGAGATGGAAGCCGGGAAGAAGGCAGTGGAAGGCAAGTAAGTGGTTGCGCTTAAAGTCGAACTTTTTGGCGGCATGGCTCCAGCCTTGGAGGACAGGTATTTGCCTGTCACCCAAGCTAGCTATGCCGTCAATGCTTGGCTAAATAGCGGTGTGCTAAACGGGTTCTATAAGCCGAAGTTTCTTACGGAAGCTGTCGGTATGCCTATGGTTGGAAAGGTATATCGGATACCTAAAGACTACGGGAACTCAGATAACGTTATGGGTGAAAGTACCTATATGTTCTTTGAGAACCCTGACACAGATGTTATTCGAGGATCAGTCTTTGGAGACGTGCACGACAGGTACTATTGGGCGTCTACTTCTGGTCCGCCTAGTTACAATACAAAAAGCAGAATTATATCGGGTAATCCGGCATGGCTACTTGGGATACCCCTTCCGGCTACGGCCCCTACGCTGACTATTACGCTTGGCTCTTCCAGCACTCTTGTTTCAACGGCGTATGTTGTTACTTACGTTACCGAATATGGAGAAGAGAGCGCGCCAAGCCCCCCAGTTAGTGGGACTGGTAAACTCGATGCGACTTGGACTTTGACTAATATTCCTATCCCTCCCTCAGGGGATATGGGGGTGAACCGTAATATCACTAAGAAACGTTTGTACCGTGCTATTACCGGGTCAACGGGAGTTGCAACGTTCTTTCAGATCACAGAGCTACTTGTGAACGTAACATCTTACGTTGATACGAGCATTAACTCTGTAGACATAACCGGTAATCATATACTCGAATCAGAGTTTTGGACCCCGCCTCCGTCAGATTTGGAAGGCTTTTGTATGGGGCCAAACGGTGTAATCGCTGGATGGCGAGAGAGTGAAGTTTGGTTTAGTGAGCCGTTTAGGCCCCATGCGTGGTCTAGTCTTGCCGTGCTCACGCTGGAGTACCCTATTGTAGGGTTGGCCTGCATAGGCCAGACCATATTTGCAATGACAAGAGGATACCCTGTAGTTATAATGGGCGCAAATCCGCTTGCTATGATGCCCACGCGCGTGTCTATGTTTGAGCCCTGTACGAGTCGTGGGAGCATAGTTACTTTTCAGGAAGGGGTGTATTACTCGTCTGGTAACGGGTTGATCTTACTCCAATCTGGTGTAGCGTCTAATATCTCACAGGCGTTTATTTCTAAAGAGACATGGCAGCAATATGTGAAATCAGGTAGATTTCGCGCGGGTAAACTAGGCACTAGCACTTATTATGGCTTCGGTACGGTGCAATCTGGTGTATTTCAAAATGATACGTTCCAAAGTAACTCTTTTCAGCAGGATGATTTTTTAGGTGTAGGACAGGGTGTTTACATCGAGCCGCGTAATCAGCGAATATCTTTAGTGCTACTAGAGAGCGATGAGCCGGTTAATAACGTCCAACATGATGCTTGGAGTAGTGAGTTACTTATACTCAAGGGGAATAAGGTTTACTGGCTTGATCTAGCCGACGCAACCCAAACTACAGAGCCCTGTGTGTGGCATAGCAAAGACTTCCAAGCGCAATACAAAGACAACTTTGCTGCAGCTAAGATTTACTTCGATCTTGTGCCAAATACGCCAACACAAAATCCAATAAGAAATACTTCTCAGCTTCAGTCGGATTTGTCTGAGGATCAGTATGCTTTGATCAGATGGTATGGAGATGAGAGGTTACTGGCTGTACATGAAGTGCGAACGTCAGGTGAATTACTCAGGTTACCCAGTGATACAAAATACGATTTCTTTAAATTCGAAATTCAAACACGGGTAGATATTACTTCGGTACACTTTGGAAGTTCCCCGAAAGACCTTAGGACAGTGTAATGCCGCATCGTGGTGACTATCCGCCAATTGCAGAGCCGGTAATGACTGTAGAGTCACATCAGGAGGTTATTTCTGCGCTTAAGACAACCGTGGACACACTTGTAGGAAACCGCAGCCATAAGGTGTTTAGTCATAGCGCAGTAACATGGGAAGACCTTGTAGCTGTTGGGGTTATAACTAGGGATCAAATACCACGCAGATGATCGAACTAGGTAACCATATGCACGGACATCAGATCGCTAAGGCAACTCATGCGGTGTATAATCCACATGGGGAGACTGTCATCTCACGTTCTGAAAACGGAGTGCTCTACGGGGGAGTGGTATACGATAGCTATAGTGGTGTTAGTATTTGTATGCATGTGGCTAGTTTCAGACCTAATTGGATGAACAGAAACTTGCTCTGGCTGGTGTTTACATATCCTTTTAAACAGCTACGTTGTAAAGTAATAATTGGACGAGTTGGGTCTAATAATCTCCCAGCCCTTAAGTTTGACACGCATATTGGGTTTAAGATTGTTGCAACTATTCCTGATGCAGTGCCAGATGGGGACTTGCATATACTCACGATGCACAAGGAAGACTGTAAATGGTTGAACCTGAAACCTAGGAAACTTTTGTTTTGGGATCACTTAAAAGCTAGACGGGAAGCAGCATGAGCAAACCTGACCCCCCTGATCCTCCTGATATGACAGCTATAGCCGATGCTTCTATGGAAGCAGCGCAGCTATCCTATGACATTGCGCAGCAACAGCTTGCTTGGGCGCAGGAGGTTTACTACTCCGATAAGGAGTATTATGATCAAATTATACCTAGCCTAATCGAGTCTCAGGAGTTCGCCAACGAAACAGCGGCTGCGGATCGTGAGCGCTATGAGCAAGTTTTCCAACCGCTAGAAGATCAATATATAGCTTATGCGCAAAGCTATATGACTCCCGAACGGGCATTTCAAGAAGCTGAAGCTGCACAGGCTGGCGTTGCTCAGCAGTTTGAAGCCACACAAAAAGCGGCTCAGCAACAGCTTGTGGACTATGGCATTAACGTAGCTGATATCAAATATTCTAGCCTTGATCCGGCTATGATGACAGCCGAAGCAGCAACAAGCGCCGCTGCAGGTCAGCAAGCTATAAAACAAACAGAAGCTACGGGTATTGGGCTTTTGGGCTCTGCTGTAGAGCTTGGTAAGGGCTATCCGGGGCAGTCTACAACGGCGCTTCAGACTGGAACAAATGCTGGCGGCACTGGCGGGAGTACTACAGCCGGTGCTACTAATGCCGGCACGAATGCTATGGGTATGCCGGCGAGTTATTTTAATGCTGGTAGTACTGCGCTTAATGTAGGCGCTGACGCGCTTAATCAGTCTTATGCAAACCAAGTAAGCGCGTATAACTCACAGCTTCAGGCTTCGGGTGGGTGGGGATCGGCGCTTGGGTCTGTAGTTGGTGCTGGTATAGGGTTGTTTGCAGAGGAAGGCGGCGCTATTCCGCAGGAAGCAAGTCCTAGCCGTGGAGCGATACCGGACGATGTGAAGGTTATGGCTGAAGCTGGTGAGTTTGTATTGCCCCGAGATGTGGTCGAGTGGAAGGGCCAAGAGTGGGCGTATAAGCAAATTGAGAGTATTCGGAATAAGAAACAAGAAATGCTGACTGGCGCAATCCCTGAAACTGCGACAGCATAGTTACTTGGAGAAGTAGCAATGGGCTCGTTCTTTGATGGGTTTGCTGACAGCCTCACAAGCTCGTTTAGTGCTGTAACTCAGCGTAAGTCCGAAAAGGAACGGACGGCATTGGGCTATGATACTCTTGATGAGGAAAAACGTAAGACTGATCTAGAGGATAAATTAGCAAGAGATAGACTGGCTATAGACCAAGGTACGCTAGATATAAATAGGGAGAAATGGACTGAAGAAAAAGCAGACCTTCCTGATGTTAGAGAGGCTAGAAAAGCTGAGACGGAACGCGCTAGGCAAGAATCGCTGCTAACAGCGGAAAAAGTAACACGTGCTAAATGGGAAAATGATCCAAAACAACAAGAACTGGAACTCGAAAAAACAAGAGCAGATATTGAATCCCTTAGGGCTGGGGGACGTTTGAATGACGCAGAAGCTAATAAGCTTATTGCGGAGCTTCCATATGCAGGGGCTAGAATTAAAGCTGAAATTGATAGTTCCAATGCTACTACAGAGCATACACAAGCAGAGACGGCTGCTATAAATTTAGGGCTGATGGCCGACAAAATTGGAGCAAAAAATTTATGGTCCCAACAGCGTGGGGAAGAAGTAACATGGCCCATGATGAACTACTATGCCGAACATGGGTATTTTCCGGGTGAAGGCCCGGATGAGGCTGTTCCAGCAGAAGAGGCTATTCCTACACTTGCTGACCCTGATCCTGACGATCTTGATGAGCCTGCTCCGGGCGAAAATCCAGATGAGCCCTATGTAGGGGATGGACCGCTTACAGATGCAGCTAATGCCCCTATTCCTGCGCCAATGTCGGGAGCGCCTCTTACGGCTGATAGAGCCCCCACAGATACAGAGCCAGTGCTTCGCTCTCCTAGTGAGCCAGCAGGTACACCACCGCCTCGTACTGAAGGTGAGGGACTTTTACGTGGAGAGGCTGGAGAAGCAGCAGCAACCCCTGCTAGAACATTAGAAGACTATGAGAGAATGACGGATAGTCAATTCTTTGCATTGTCTAAGGAAGAACGGCAACGTTATGATCAATTAAAAGCCGAATCTCCGCGTCCTGTTGTTCCTCATGGTACCGCTGGTACAGCTCTTTTAGATAGTGATTCAGGTAAACCACTTTCAAGTTGGAATAGCAGTGGGGCTGGTGAAGCTGCACGCATACCACAACCTCGCCCAAATCGTCCTGAAGCAGCACTTCCTATTGGTACACGGGGTGTAGAGCGGGCAAGTTTTACTCCGGGTGTGGAGCACGCAGGAGCAAGAATTGACAAGCCAAATATTGGTCGTGCTCATGGACAGGGAAGAGTTATTGAAGCCCAAAGTGGCACAAGGAAACTACCTCTGAATGACCGAACTCGCACCATGATGGAGCAGGCAAGTGCCCAGACAGGGTTAACTGTGAAAGTAACATCTGGGGCGCAGGAGTCATCTGGCCCTAATCGTACTGGCTCACATCGCCACGACAGTGACGTAGGAGCAGGAGATATTCAGCTTATAGACGAAGCAACAGGTAAACCCGTAAGTATGAGAACGCCTGAGGGGCGTGAGAAGATACTACAGTATATGCGGGCTGCTAGGGACGCAGGCGCGACAGGGTTTGGTGCAGGACTGGACTACATGGGAGAACACACTATCCATGTAGGCTTCGGCGATCCGGGTGTATGGGGTGCTGGTGGCAAAGGCGCGAACGCTCCGAAGTGGCTTAAAGATGGTATGAACGCAGGTGCTGGGCCGTCGTCTCAGCCACAGGGAACAGGCTCGCGCCCGGCTGGCGTTGCAAGAGCGTATCAGATATTACAGCAAAACGATATGCCGCAGATGCAGGCTGCAGTGCTTGCGGGTAACATCCAGCAGGAAAGCAGTGGCGATCCAAATGCATTTAACGAGAAAGAAGGCGCAAAGGGGGTAATCCAGTGGCGTCAGGATCGCTTAGCTAAGCTGGAACAGTTCGCTGCAGATAATGGTGGCGATGCTAACTCGCTGGAAACACAGTTGGAATTTCTTGTTCAGGAAGGCGAAAGCTTAGGTTCGGGCCAAGATAAAGCTGCATGGCAAGAGTTTATGACGGCTACTACACCTGAAGCTGCTAATGCTGCGCTTAAGAAATTTATCCGCTATGGTGATGAAAGCGCGGGAACAAGATTAGAGTATGCAAATAATCTACTTAGAAGTGGCGGTGCAGAAATAGTCGGTGAGAAGGGTACTAGTCAGCGTGTAGCACCAAGGGGTGAGTCCGAAAGAAAAGATATTATACGGGCAAACATAGTAAAAGGTGCCATGGAAGGTTCTCGTGCTGGAATGAAAGGCGCTGTGCAGCAGGCTGGTTTGATGGGACGCGCTGCTGTTCCTGATCAAAATCGACAGCAGGCACAGCGAGACTTTTTAACAGGTGACACGAGTGGTGGTAAGGCTCTGGCAAGAATACAAGAAGTAACACAGAAATCGTTTAAGCCGGGGGACAAGTTTAGCCAAGCAGAATTAAATTTGGCAACACTTAATTACGCATATGAGTTTGCATCGAGACATGGTGATGAAGCAAAAACGCAAGCAGCGATGGGGGCGCTTTATCAGGCGTTTAAGCCCCATATTAACAAGCGTATGGCGTTTGCAAAACAGTTGCTAACACAGGGGCGCACAGATGAAGCTATGCAGATGCTGGCACAGGCGCAGGCATATTTAAACGACGGAACAGAAACAACAGTTGAAAAAGATGGCGATGGTTATCTTTTAACTGTAGCAGATGTTGGAACTAAAGATATTGTTCACCAGCAGTCGTATACTAAAGAAGAGGCTGAGGCGTATGTAATGAGTTGGAGCCCGGCTGATATTGAGCGCCAGATGCTTCGCGCTATGGGAAGAACGCCGCCCTCTGCAGGATTTGAAGCTGCGCAAGCAGAGTTGAACGCCGCAGGACCGGCTGAGCCTCCCGAAACTTCTGCAGGAGATTTTACGCGTCGTGCTATACCGATGCTTGAAACTCCTGATACGTCTGAAGCGGCTGGATTTAGTCTTGCTGAGCAGCCAACAGAAGCTGAAAGAGATGATATTCAGAAACTAAAAGATGAAGGAAATGCTATACGCACTAAAGCAAATGAAGCAGCACAGCCGCCTACAGCCGTAGCCCGAGGTGATATACGTGCTGAACTTGAAGCATTTGAAACGGTTCGTGGGGAGGGCCTTACTCTTAGTGGTGAGCCGAAGCCCGGTTCGTTAGCAGAGAGTATGAAACTTCTTAGGGACACTTACGGGAATGACCTTGTTTCTATTGTAACAGAAACGCTTCAGACTAATCCGAGTAAACTAACAGAAGATATTGTTCGTGATCTAGGGAGAATGCTTGCTAACAGTGATCCTGCAGGGGGTACTAATAATATGCCCATGCGGGCTTCACGTGGTGACTATGAGGGTACTTGGAAAGTAGAATTCCTTGGTAGTCCTACTAAATACAATATTCCCGAAGCTACTGCAGAAACTATTCGCACTGGGCTTATGAATAAAATGCAGGCTGAGCAGGAGAAGTTTGGCGGGGAGTTCCAGACGCATGTAAGAGAAGCCCCAAGTAAAGCACGCGAAGCATTTGATAAACAGGCTGCTGAAGCGGCTAATGCAGCAAGAGAAAGGTATACACCGGGCGCTCTGCAACGGCCGGCAGGAGTAAAGCAAGGAGCCCTGCCCTATGATCAGCCGCCTGCGTGGGCTCAGCCGGGATGGCGACCAACTCCTACTCCATATAGCGAACCTCCTCCACAGCGGAGATTTTAAATGCCTGAGTGGGGACGAGAGTCCGAGCTAGAGTCAACATCAGCCGTACCAACCTACGGGGACTATTTCCAAGAGTTCCAGTCGGGTTCGTATGGTATGCTGGCGGCGCTAGTTGGCGAAGCTCGTGAATATGGTGGGCCAAACGTAGCTGCGCTACTCGCCCCTACTCAGCGATCATTGAGAGAAAGTAAAGCCGCACAGCTTGAAGAGCTAACACCGGCAGGGCGTAAGCAGTTTGAGTCAGAAATTGGTTCACCTGAGTTTTATCGGTCGCCTGCAGGATGGGCGTTTGCACAGTTTGTAGGGACTTCTCCATACATACTCGCGTCTACTCTTCCAGTTATTTTAACGGGAGGTTTGGGCGGTGCGGCAGCTAGTGCCGCCGCCGCTGGTGTTCTTACTGATGCTGATTTAACAAGTAGTGTTCAGGAGTCTGTTGATACTAAAACTCATGAGGAGTTGCTTGCGCTAAGCCAGCAATATTCTGATAATATTGCTGATGGCATGACTGAGACGGAAGCGAGAACTAATCTTATCCAGACTATGGTAGGGCCGGGTGCTCATACTACGGCGCTTGCGTTGGGTTCTCTATCAGGTGGGTTTGGTGTTCCGGGTATTACTGGTAAAGCAATAACTAGTGTTACAGGTAGGGCAGGAAGAAGCGCACTA